TTTTTGATGTATACCGTTTTTCCCATTGTTTTGTACGGCATTCTTCTTTACCTTTCTTTTTTCCTTTATTTCCATTGAAATTATAGAAAAATTTTCTGGAGCATCAATTTCTCCAATAACCTGAGAAACCAGTCCCCTAACAGCATTATCATTTATCATATAATATTCTAAAGAACTTTTTAATTCATCTTCTTTTAAATCATTATGTACTTTTAGTACTAGATCAAATTTAACAGTTTTCATTTATGCTTCTCCACAATTAAATATTATTCCAGGCATTCGCATTTCGAAGTCCTCATCGTACGACGAAAAGCATTCACAACACTCTATGGAAAAATAATCTTCCGTTAGATTGTACCATATAGATGCGTATTCCCTCATAGGAAATCCACAAACTATGCATTTCTTATTTTTCAACTTCTCTCGAAGCTTCAATGAGCTTTTTCGAATCTCCGCCTTGGATAGCATCTAATTGCTCCTTTGTAAAACCTTGAAATAGGGTTAATGATTCAGTTCTCTTCTCGGTGTCCATCATTCCGCTAATTTGCATAAGAGCCTTAATAGCCTGAATCTTATCTTTATCCTGTGATTTCTTTGCATCAACAATTTTTTTCATTTGTTCAAGCAAATACAGAGGCGTAATCTCAGCCTCATGTAGGACTTTGTCAACTTCTTCTCTTATCAAGTTTTTGATCCTTTCCGTGCTTAATAGTATTTTCCCTTGATAATCTGCATATTCTTCATTATTGGTAGGAAAGGCTTTTATAAATGCCTCTGCGATACCATCACCTTGCGCAACGAACTTAGCAAACAAGAATTCACGCCTAGTAGCCTTCTTCCTATGTTTCTTCTGTTGATACAATGTAACATCACTATCTCCGAAAGTATACATATTCTTTCTAAGACCACCTTCCATCTTCATAGTATCTCTGCAAACAAAAGAGCCAATAGCTGTCCTGACGTAATAATTATACACTCCCTTAGACTGACTGATTTTTAGCTTACCCCTTTTGAGGACTTGGCATATTTTATCATCATCAGTCTTAACCCAGCTACCTTTGGTGCCATCCCTCCAATTCAGTATTATATTTTCATCAGGACAGTATTGGCGAAACTCATTCTCATCATCATATACCCTGTGTTCGACATTTTTTATTTTACGAACAAGCATATATTATAATATAACCCTTAAGTATACCTTTGTCAAGCATTACCTTGCAATACTTCTTAGTTCTGTTGGGCTAGAGCCTATACTAGATTTGCTTCTTATGAACGGAGAATGACATCCTCCACACCTGTATACAGGAAATTCATTAGAACTTGTAAAGTATGTAGCATCCGACGGTTTAAGATTCTTACTTCCGCAGGAAGGACAAACATTACTATCCATCAATATGCCAAGATTTGGATGATTCTTTATATATGGTCTCAATTTAAGATAAAGCTGCTCCAATCCAATAACATCTCTTTTATTGTACTTAAGCATTTCAGCTAATCTTTCTTTATCACCATTCATGCAATCAATCCACAATTGAAACTCAGTCTTTAATTTCTCCGAAAGACCGAATGTCTTAGTAAGAAAGTCTTGCTTATTAGAGCTAAAAGCAAATTCCTTTCTTGCAATCTTTAATGTGTCTATTGATTTATATGGAGATGGCGGATTCATGTCATTAAGTATGAATCTTGCATTGAGTTTCCTTATATCAAACCGATCACCATTATGAGCAACTACAATATCAGCTTCATCAATCAACTTCCATACGGAATCCAATATTCTTTTATCGTCCCTAGCAACAGCTTCCTCTGGAGTAAGAACGTCAGACAAGACATTTTCGTCATAAAGCCATTTGGCAGCCCAAGAGAGGACATACCAAAATTTTTGATGACCAGCCTTATCTCTTACAATATTGGTATGCGGAATATATTGCTTTCCGAAATCCCATACCCATACAGGCATAGGAGTTGTTTCTATATCAAAAATCAATATCTTAGGAAGAATACCTATATCCGCTACATCAGTGGGTCTAGACCATCCCATAGATTCTATTTTCCGAGTAACAGATTTATATGTACGCATAAAACCAGCAGAATCCAATTCGGAACAAAGAGCCTTAACGCTTTTCATTGTCCTTGTATACTGGCTTATTATACTCATCTCAGCTTTAGTCCACCTCATACTCTTTTTCTCCTTTGATTGATTACAAAAATAACTAATCTTAAGAATAGTGATTCTACATAGAGAAACAATGTTTTCATTTACCCCATACCTTTTCTGCAACTAATTGTGCGATTACTCCGTAAACCGACAAATCCTTGAAAGCATCCATGTATGTTTCATCACGTACCGCATTTTCGCCTCTATGCTTTACAATTATGTTTTTAAGCCGATTTACCTTGTCATTCATTCTTATGACCAAAGCAGTAAGTGCAAACATTCTATCTTCATCATCATTCAAATCGCCACCAAGCGTTATATTCCCACAACCGTAGTCATACTGCTTTCGGCAGAACAATTCATATTGCTCTCCAGTAATAGATTCAAACCTTTCCATCATCTCTGGATAGGCTTTTTCTATTGATCTTACTATTTGCTTACTTTCCGCCATAGATAATCTCCTACTCCTAGTTGATGGAATCCATTCGCAAGACTCTCGATAAGGCCTTCATCATGTGGAGAGCCAGTATTTACGAGAATAACGTGAATTACTTCATGTAAGAAAGTTTCGTTCCTTCTTGATGTAACAAGCTTCTCATCTAAGAATATCTCACAAGTACGAGGATTGTTCATTCCAAAGAGCATTCTGTTCTCTTCGCCTTTTCTATCGCCATCCATGAACTTTACCTTATACTCATGACCACCTATGTTTATTTTTCGCATTCTTCTTTCTCCTTATTATCGTTGTTTTCATCTCTACCCCATCCCCAAGCTGGCTCGCTATGCGGCATCACGCTTGCGCGGACAGGCGTTCCTTTTGATTTTACTTCATCAATTATCTTTTCAAGAAACTTTATTTTCTTCGGTGTAATGTTTTTTTTGTTTATAACACTCATTTAACTATACCTGGTACCACTATCTTATCAAAATAGTCACAACCCTTATCTATGAAGCAATCCTTGCCATACATATCCTTATCTATTTTGTAATGCAACACGCCGTCCTTTCTGAACATTAATGCCCCTAAACACTTTCCTGCGTTCCAGTTAGCACAATTGTTCCTAGCATCAGATTTCTTATATTTTTCCACTTGCTACATAATATAAGGTAATATACAATATAAGTCAAGCAAAAAATTATTTTTCTTTTTTTTAAGAAAAAGCTTGACAAAAGGTACTTTAAGCCTTATATTGTTAGTACGTAGTAAGCTTAATATAATATATATATTATATATATATATAAAAGAAAGAAACATATTACTAGCGTAATATTAAAAGAAAGAAAGGAAATGATAAGTGAATTTTCCATTAATACAATTATATTCTATGAATAGAAGTAAACCTATTGTAGAAATAGAAGGTATCGATGGTAAAATACAGTGGGATTATTGTAATTTAGAAGGATTGCCGCCCGAAAGAGTTAATATATCTATGACTAATATGGGTAAAGTATCTAAAGGGCAATATAATAATTTACCAAAAACCTTTTATGCTACTAATGGTGCACAATATATTATTGATAACATACATACTTTAATGCCAAATAAATACTAATGAAATCAATCGATCATTACAAAACAGTTCCAGATCCAGCAGAAAAAATAGGATATAAAAAAAGGAAACCTAGACTCATGGCAGTAGTAGATGAAGATGGATGTACAGGTTGTCAAGTATGTATCCCGTTTTGCCCAGTTGACTGTATTGAAACAGTACCAATGGATAAATATAATATACCGATTCCACCCGTACAAATAAGATTTGATGAATGCATTGGATGCCAGATTTGCGCAAAAGTATGCACAAAGTTAACTTGGGATGCAATAAGAATGTTACCTACTGAAGAATTTGAAACTATTTATAATTATAAAATTGGAGAATAACGATGAAAATAAATAATTTAACTCAATATACAAAAAATTATACCAAAATTTTTAAGGATTGGGTAGAAAGCCGTACTCCTGTACCAGATCTTAGAAAAAAGAAATCCGTTCAAAAATCTAAAAAATAACCCCTCAGCCTACCAAACTACCAAGAAATCAAAAAAACGCCGTTAAAGTACCAATATGGCGCTTAAACCGCTGTATTTATCTTATACTTGTAATACTATTATAGCCGCAAGCCTTCAGAGCGTATTAAACTACAAATATTTGCCAATTATGCGTGTAGATCTTTTTCGCGCGAATGGGCATCCCCCGTTTTCGAGATTAGAAAATCCGTATCTCGTTGAAATTTTCATATTCAGTTGAAATCCTATGTTTCACGTGAAACACCCTTACTGAAAAATAATTAAAAAAAGACTTGACTCGTATTATGTTTTATGTTTATACTGGTGCTATGGAAACGAAACACAAAACAACAAAACAGAAGGAGTCAAAAATGACTTTAACTAAGAAAACGCCAATCAGTTCTGAACAATGGGATGAACTCGAGGCACAAGGCATAAACCCTGAAGATATGAATTTTCGCAAAAAGGGTATACGAGCCAATAAGAATATAACTCACGCAACAGCGGAACAGCAGGTATTATACGCTGAGGCAGAAGGTCTTACAAGAGATATTGGAACCTTCACTCACCCAGAAACTGGTAAACTGATGAAAACTGGTGTGTATTGCCACGCAGTAGCAGGGCAGGACTAACACCCAGCACGAACCGAGCCCCAGCCTTACAAACTGGGGCTTGTGCTTATAGACCTCACAACTAACACGGAGGAAACTTAGACCAGTAAAAATATGAAACTAACTGAAACAATTTTATTAGCCAGAGAACTTATGGAGAAACATAAACTCGACGGCTGGAAACTTAAATTTGACGAGAGCAAATCACATCTTGGTCAATGCAGATATTCTGAGAAATCAATATATCTCTCGATTCTTTACACCGAGATTAATAATTATAAGATAATCAGAAATGTTATACTGCACGAGATTGCTCACGCTCTCGCAGGTTCTGGACACGGACATAATCGAATATGGAGAACAATAGCGAGAAGTATTGGATGCACAGGAGAAAGATGCACAGACGGAGCCGAAAGACCAAGAGGTAAATGGACACGACACTGTAATAATTGTAAATTCGAGTATCAGTCTGACAGGCGAACATCAAAGGTTAGAGCATGTGGTAAATGCTGTGAAAAACATAACGGAGGACGATACGCTGAAGAGTATAAATTGGAATGGAGATTAAATAAAAATATCTATGACGAGAACGGCAAAC